TTCTATTGATACACCCTTGGTAACAAACTGCCCGTTTTTTTGTCTTATTCCCATTACTTCTGATTTTTCATCAGCGTTCTTGACGATAGTTTTCTTGCCATTTCTTATACGAAAAATAGCATCTATCTTTTTATCGTGTTCGTAAAAATCACCAACTTTTATTTTGATGAATCCAGACGGAACTTTGTTTATTCTGCAAAACGGTAAATACTTAGCCATTACGTTTCTTTCTTTCTAGGTCTTCTTTAAGTTCTCTCAACATTAAGTTTACATATATGTCCCGTTCATAGGGCAACATATCATCCAAGTCACTCAGGGTAAATTTACATTTATCTATCGTGTAAAGTAAAGCGTGATTTAGTCTGTAATACTCAAATAGGGATTCCCCTGAAATCCCTAACCGAAAAAATTTTCCAATCCTTCCAGTTTTATATCGTGTTCTACTCCACACTTTGAACAATTATATTTGTGTTCCAAAACAACTTTTGGCAATGCTCCAAAAAAATCCTCTACTAAAGTCAATTGTGGTTGCGTCAATCCAAGCACAAATTCTTTCATTTCTTCTTCACTAGAATCTTCTGCTTTATGAATAGTTTCACCTTCAATCACCATATCAATACTTTTTATTATTATTGTCATCAATTCATCTTCTGTTGGATTCTCCGAAAGAATAGATGCCAATGCCATGGTTGGATATTTCATTCTCAAAAATATTCCATTGTTAAGATTAATATCCTTAGATATATTTTCGCCAACAACTTGTACATCCGACAAACTTAAATGTATTTGGTTCTCATGCTCACATGCACATGTCTGAACTACATCCAAATCTTCTCCAACGGATTTATTTCTGATATGTATAAATAACCACTCAGAATCTACAATAGGATAAGTTTGTAAATCAGCTTTTCCAAATGTACAAACTTTAAATAATTCATCAATGGCATTTAAAATACTTTCATGCGAACCATCCTGTAATGCATGGAGTAATATTGCTCTTTCCTTCACTGTGAAGGGTCTGTACTTCAACTTCTTACCGGTAGATGGTAAAGTCAATTCATATGTTGGTTGTTGTAACTTTGGCAATGCCATAATAAAATCTCCATATTATAAAAATTGTGATACTTGATTTCCCAATGGACTAGACATCAATCCGTTATTACTATTAAGAATAGTTCTCTTGCCGGCATTATAGACAGTTCCAAGAATAGGATTGTTAGCCAATATACTTGCAAGATTGACTGGTGGTGTAGCTGGGTCTAATTGTGTGGCAACATTTTTAATTTCATTCATTGCTCTGGATTCAAACCACTCATATGATATTTCAACTGTTACAGATGCAAGTTGATTTTGTGATTCCCACGACAAAGGGGTTTCTTGAATAGATTTAATGAATGCATTTTTTAACGAGTAATATGATATTGTTGGCATGTTATCAAGTGTCAATTTTGCAGTTGATGCGCCTTTACCCCATCCACTAGGACCAGTCGAATTCATACTATCAGAATCAGTCGAGAACATAATAATATTAACTTCAAGATTTAAATTACTGTCATCTCTGTACATCGGAGAAAAATTAGATACCGTTCCATTCTGACCACCCTGAGGTATATCTACTCTTCTGGAAATTAATTGTTGCAATGTGTTTGGTATTTGAAATTCATTATCAATATAAAATGTACACCAAAATGGTGCATATGATACGCCGATTGGAATTTCATAGGGTAATGCATATATTTCACCCTTTGTTGTTTCCACATTTATGCCTGGTATAGCTGCCTGATGACAGATAATACTAAAATTTCTAAGGTCGTAATTTCCAGCGGTTGTAAATTGTACTTCAAAACATGTTGGACGAAATATTCCATTTTGTGTATTAATATGATGAATAAAATTTTGTAATCCGGCTTTTAATACCTTTTCTTTTGGCTTTTTATTTTTACCAATACCACTAATATTATCGGTCAATCCTGTTATAAGTTTTGATTTACCAGAACTTATCAGATTGTCTTTAAAATTATTTGCCATTACATTTTTCTCCAAATTTGATTTTCTGTTGCCGCTTTCATATTCCCTCTATTATCACGTAACATAAATCTAGCCAATGGTAAGAAACAACATGTAGGCCAATCCACAGTAGGAATAACAATAAAATTTGTTTTTACGTGTCCCCACAAATACATCTTTACAGAAAAATTTAAACGCTTTTGGTCTGAGGCACTTTTCAATATCTCCCAAGATGTTTTTAATTTTAATCTGTCAGTCATCATTTTATTATTTGATGCAACTAATAGTTTGTCCAGAAGTGCGACACGATACATTGGTGCCATGTAGTGAATATTTAATCCAATGAAGTGAACTCCATCAACACCAAACGGAAGCAAGAGTGGAAACTTATCATACATCGGCAACGTGTCTTTTCCTTTTGGGTCATATCCAAACATTACTAACTGACCGGGAACAATCACATTTTTACCACGCCCAGATTTTTGATATGCCTGATTATCACCCAAAAATTTTTGTGTACTCATTTCTCCAGACGTTAGCTGTTGAACTTTGGTTTTAAACCATGTCACAGAATTATTCGGATTGTAATCAGCAACCCGTTTTATATCATCTAGTATACTCATTTGCCTGTTGTGTCCAAATCTTCCTGATACTCATGAGACATCTTAATTTTCTTTGGTAATCCTTTTAAATTACTTATATCATGGTCACCGATATCATATGACAAACTAATATGAGGGGTAAAATCTTTGTAATCATATTCTGCATTGTGTGTATTCATTAAATCCTTATGACGCGCTTTCAAGGATGGTGAATGCATCTTGGCAACCAAACAATTTTTTCCAGATTTAGTTGGCCATACTTCCAAGTTGTGTATCTCTGCATCATGAGTTAAATCGCTGTCCGGTTTATATTTGGGCAAATGTTTTCTGGAATACAACAGAGTAGAATGCAACTTATCTGCTGGTTCTGGATTAGGTATTCCATTTATAGCCATGAAGTCTGCTAACTTCTTTGCATGTTCATGAGTTGGTCTTACTGCTGCGTATGTACCAGGCTTTTCTTTTTGTTCTGTAATGTATTGACTAAATGTTTTCATACGCCGAGATGGTCTTCTGTTAAAATTGTAAATGACATATCGTTACTTTCACACCATTCAGTAGCAGCTTTCCACTTTGCCTGATTGACGGAATAGGTAGCAATCTCTTTCAAGTAAGCCTTGGACATGCGCTTCGGTGTTTTTGGTATTTCTGTCTCTTTTTTTGGTTTAATTTCAACCGCATACATCTTCAATTTTCCACTTTTGTCTTTTACTTGTATGACCGCATCGACAAAATATCTGTGTGGTCTATTATCGACCGGAGAAATATAGGGTATTACAAGCTCTTCACTATTCCATTTCACTACGGCATCGGTATTATCACACCAAATCATAAACTTTTTCTCCCAAGAAGACCGGAATTTGATATTAGATACATCCCCTATATACTTCAATGGGTTTGTTGGTTCAAATTTTCCTTGTAAATAGTTTGGCATTTCAATACTAAATATATACGTAATCAATTAATCTACTATTTATACTCAAATGGCTACCGGATATCAACGCTCAGACACTAAAGACCCTCTTATGTGGACAACCCATTCCAATGCAAGAGGAATTAGAAATGCAAACACTGACACTGAACAAGTGTATTCAACCATATCATATCCCCAAACACTTGGTAGTATAAGATATCCGTATTACATGGTGTTTTATGTCAATGCATCCAGTAAATCAACACTTGGAAAAGGTGATGATGTTATTGACATACCAACAGACACTAATAGCCCCAATCAAAAATTAAACGTTGGTGCGACTAATAAAGTTGTTCGTGCAGCAGGAAAAGCAGTTGGTAATACTATTCAATACGCTATAGACTCCGCAACTAATTTGGCGACAAACAATGGAGCAAATGCATTGGGAAGCGTACTACCAAAATTATCTGCCGGACAAATAGGGGAATACATAAACAATATAATATCATTTACAACACCGTCAAAAAGATTATCTCAGACTATAGCATTGCCTATACCACAAAATCTAATGTTTGCATCACAGGCAGCATATGAAACGGCTAGTAGTGGATTTCTTGGTTCATTATTAAATGACGTTGCGGGTGGAAATTATTCTCAAGCCGGAAAAGATGCGGCTAAGAAATTTACTCAAAATATGATAACTGCCGGTGCGGATTGGATTGGAGAAAAACTTGGTAGTGGGGCAACGGGGCCTAATTTTGAAATGATTGCGAATAGAATGCGCGGAACAGTTCAAAATCAACGTAAAGAACAAATATTCCAAAGCATGTCAAATAGAACATTTTCTTTTGATTGGTTGTTCATACCAAAAACAGAAGAAGAATCAAAAGCTATTTCTGATATTATTAAATGGCTAAAATACAATCACTATCCAGAAATAGAAGGTACTAGCAAAAATGGCAGTCCTTCCAATCTTTCTGGATTTAATCTAATTATGCCAAATGAATTTGATATTCAATTTGAAATGATGGATAACGGTAATTCCAAACAAATGACATCGTTGCCAAAGATAGCAACATGTGTCTTAACTGATATTGGAGTAAGCTATACTCCACTTGGTAAATTTATAGCATTCAATGATGTTAATGGAACACCTATTGGCAATCCGGTAGCGATACATCTATCAACTACATTCGCTGAAATTGAACCACTTACTCGAAGCCAAATTGGATTGGGTTATTAATATGACATTCTTTGCAAACTTTCCAAGCATCAATGTTGACCTGACTATCAAAGCCGATACGTCTCCTATCAAAGTAACACTACAGGATTTAACAACTACTGTTGGGATGACAATTACGCAACAAGATTTAGAAACGATGTGTTTTAGATATACAATCAAAGATGGAGAATTGCCGCAATTATTGTCAAAACAATTTTATAATTCCCCAGATTATGATTGGACTATTTTATATATTAACAAAATAGCAAATATCAATGCTGAGTGGCCATTGAAAAGTGTGGAATTATTAAACTACGTTACGGCAAAATATGGGTCGGCTAATATCTATGCAACATATGGATATCTGAAATTACCAGAAAACGTTTTTATGGACCAGGCATTTATGAACTCGCGTTACTCGATAGATAATACAAAGTATTCTGATTGGCAACCAGTCCCAGTAACAAACTATGATTATGAGGATTCAATAAATGAACAGAAGCGTTTTATCTACATCATTAAACCAGAAAATTTGACTACGTTTGTTTCAAATTTTAACGCAGCATTGGTTTCATAATGACAGACAATATTTCATATGCCGGAGAAATAATAGTCGAAGATATTTCGATATGGACCTCTGATTTAAAAAAGGGCATTTCAATTTACGGATTATTCAAAGAAATTAATATTTTTGAAGATATTTATTCCGCTTCTATGCATGGAACAATTTTGATTGATGATGGATTCAATTTAAAATCAAATTTTCCAATTATCGGAGAAGAGATAATTACATTGACTTGTAAGACCCCTGCGATACCAACATCAATTTCAAAAACATTTAATGTTACCGGTATAACAGACTTCACTGTAGCGGGTTCAAAAAAACAGTTATACCTATTAAATATTGTGTCGTGTGAAACAAAGAAAAACATGTACACAAAAATATATGAGTCATATGATGGCTTGATTTCCGACAGCGTAGTTAAAGTATTTTCAAATTATTTTCCAAATACAAAAATTGAAATAGACATAACAGACAACTCAATAAAATTGACATCATCATCGTTGTCACCATTTGAATGTTTAAACACACTGGCCGCAAAAGCAATGACGGCGGGTGATATACCAAATTTTTTGTTCTATGAAGATAATCAAAAATTTAATTTTAAATCTCTATCATCATTATTTGCTCAACAACCAGCGGCTGTTTATAAATGGTCATATGATAAAATGAGATTAGAAGATTCCATTGGTCAATCTACCAGAGATATAATTGGAGAATTTCTCAATGTGAAAGATATGAAAATTAAAACACTCTTTCATGAAATATCTAAAATGATGTCTGGGTCATATGGACACAAAGTTTATTCAGTTGATTTATTCGATAAATCTTTTTCTGTTTTGACACACTCATATCAAAATGACTTTTCAAAAACAAATCACTTAAATTCATATCCGGTAAATACAAGTGCAATGAATTTCAATGGTAATGAAAATGCCGTAGTGGATGTATCAATCGGGATGTCACAACATCATGATAATTACAAACATGATAAAGATGGAATAAGAAAAACAAAAAGAAATCCAATATTACATGAAGCAAGTTATGTGACACTTGAATTGACTACACAGGGAAATACCGGAGTAAAAGTCGGAGATGTTATTTATTTTTTAATGGGTAAATTTCAAACAAGTGATGTAATTTCAGCAGCAGGTGATACACATCTAGACCCATATTATTCGGGTGCATATTTGATATCTGCAATACAACATAGAATTACTCAGACTAAACACGAAATGATTATGGAAGTAATAAAAGATTCTTTCCCGACACAAATAACAATCCCATCAGCGAGTAAGACAATATGAACAATCATGATTTTATTAAATTTGGTGTTGTCGAAGATACTGATGACCCGTTGCAAGCCGGTCGTGTACGTGTGCGTGTGTTTGGAGTTCATATTGATAACGCCGGAATATTACCAACAGATGATTTGCCATGGGCATTAGTCGGTCAAGGAACTGATTCGGCTGCAATGTCGGGTATTGGTAAAACACCAAGATTACTACCCGGTTCATGGGTTGCGGGATTTTATGTTGACGAACATAAACAAAAATTTGTAGTATTGTGTTCTATATCTGGATTACCAACATCACAAAATAATACTGCAATATCATCTGGAACTACAAGTCTCGGTGACATAATTGCGAATATTCCACCACTCTCGGCGCCTGCATTGGTAAATGGAATAGAGCAGCCGTATATTGGTTCTTTAACACAATCACAAGTTAATACAGTCGCAAATTTAATAGCATCATTGGATTCAACTATCACTGTTGCAAATGCAACAACAGAACTAAATGCAAATTACACGTCTATTGCAAATGGCGGAGCTTTATCAGCAGATGCCCTACCAGAAAAATCTGCGGGTATATTATGTGCAGCGCATTTTGTTGGAACAAAGAATGCAATATCATTTGTATTAAATGGCGTAGAAAGTTTGGATAGTTCTGGGAAATATAACACATCGTATTATTATAATCAGGGTTATGTCAGTGTTTCCGGTGTTAAGACAAATGAATTGCCAACATCAAAAAATCTATCAATTAAAGCAACTGATAGAACAAATACAAACACGGATGCGAGAAAATATGATTCTGGTATTACAACTCCGGCACCCGAAAGAGGATTTACTGACCCATCTGGCACATATCCATTAGTAGGACTATTGGGCGAATCTGATATCAATCGTCTTGCCAAAGGAACTAATTTATCCAAAACCATAGTAGGTGAAAAAGAATCCGCACTTATTAAAAATATTGCAATTGCAAATAGTTCCAACACATGGTCTCAAAGTCCAATCCCATACAATGCCCAATATCCATACAATCAAGTAACATGTTCAGAGGCAGGACATATTATTGAAATTGATGATACACCAGGTTCAGAGCGTTTAAATTTTCATCACGCAGCCGGAACATTTGTTGAGATAGACCACATTGGAAATAAAGTTGAACGTACCAAAGGAATTCGTACAGTAATAGTAGAACAGGATGAACTTGTAAATATTATAGGGTCTGGTCATATCAATGTCGGAAAAGATGTATCAATATATGTCGGAGGTAATTGCAACATAGAAGTATTGGGAAATATAAATCAACGTGTTCATGGAAATTATAATTTACAAGTAGACGGTTCTTTTGCAATTAGTTCCAAGAATGTCAATTTTTCAACATCAACTGGTGTGTTGCTAGATGGTCAGATTGGTTCAATAGGAAGTATTGCTACTCCAATTGTATCCGGTGTTACATATTCACCCACTATAAGAATACCGTCACCGGTTACAAGAATGATACAAGCACAACTTAATTCAGAGTTTGTTACATCATTGACTTCATTATTATATGCAACTGCTCCGGCATCGACTATCGCAAATACTGATACATCATCATTAATTCCAGTAGCAGGACATACTGGATTATGCGGGTTTGGTACTCTTACAAAAAATCAACCATTACAATTAACAACAAATTATTCGTTAACTCAATTATGCAAGGGTCATTCATTCCCATACGGGGTTGGACAATGGGGAATTACAGATGCGGAATTGGCCTGCAATTTAAAACAGTTGGCAATGAACGTAATAGAACCATTACGTGCAGAATTTTCAACAAAGGGATTTGTAATCACATCTTGTTTTAGAGAAGCCGGTTCGTCTATATCTAAAGCAACTCTCGGGCCATCTCAGCACGAACTTGGTCAGGCGGTTGATATTAATTTTACATTGTATAATGGTACATCAACAACCAGACAAGATTATTATAATATGGCAGTGATGATAAAGAATTTAATTCCATTTGACCAAATGATTTTGGAATATTCCCCAACTACAACATGGATTCACATATCATATAAGTCAACCGGCAATCGTTATAAACTGATGACATTCTATTGCGATAAGTCGATTGATAACGGAGCGGGACTAGTACAACTTGCATAAAGGTGTCGTTAAGTTGACGTTAACTTGACAAACCGTTAGAATTCGCACTGAGCCCTATGATTTAATAACTACTATAACATCTAAATAATAGATACAACTAATACAAAAAATTATGACTCAATATCAAGACATAGATATAAGTTTTACATCAAATCCTGCAACAAATGATATTTTAAAAACATTTGATGTTCAAGCCGCAACATTCGCATTAAAAAATGTTTTGATGACTAGTCAAGGACAAAACTTTGGTGATTTTCAATATGGTGTAGGACTAAACGAACTGCAATTTGAATTAATGAATCCCGCTTTATCTGCACATGTCAAGAGAAAAATACTGGAACAAATTGCATTATATGTACCCGAAATATCCATTCAAAATGTTACTATTGCACAAAATATAGATACTGGTAGTTTTTATGTAAACATCATATATTTTGTGATTGGTAATCCAACCCAACAAACGTTTAGTTTGCAGTTACAAAAAACACGTTAAAACAATAAGGTATATAAACTAGTTGTGTTTCCTGAGATGTTCTGTATAATACAGACATTAGTTAAGGAGACTCACCATGAAATACTTTTTAGATATTTGGATTGGTACGGCGTTATTTATAACGCTACAGATGATGGAAATAATAGCTAGGGGATTGAAATGACTAACGATGATATTTTGAAGTTGGCTATTGAACACGGACTTTTAAATTATGTCGGAGAAGGTTCAATAACATATTTCGCTGCCGCACTCACCGAGCCATTGGAAGCGAGAATAAAGGAACTAGAGGCGGAACGTGCTGAGGTACGAAGGAAGGTTTTACTGGAAGCTGTTGAATTGATGAATTACAATGTGGATGTAAACAAACTTCGCCGCTTGATAAATGCAATAGAAGTGACAAAATGAGTGACCTAAAATATATGCCAGTAGTAACAGTAGAGCAAGTACAGAAGCCCTCGCCAACAAATCAGACAAGGAAAACAAATGAAACCAGAAATTCTTGAACTTGCCGATAAACATGGAACGGTAGAAACAGTCAGGACATTACAAGAAACCAGTTACTACATTGAATTTAACGATGTTGGATTAACTGCGTTTCTGGCTGATTATGATGCACAAATATGCAAACAATTTCTATATTGGAAAGCAGACCAAAACGCAAAGGTGCCAAAATGAACAGAGAAGATATTGAGTACACATTTGAGAAACTGCAATCCGAACTCGCTGCGAAGGATAAAGAGATTGAAATGGCAAATGCAAACTTTGATGGTATTAAAAACGTGTTACAT